GATTTAAATCAAAAAGCAGCATTTTTGCATGTTGTAGCTGATGCCGTAACATCTGTATTGGCCATCATTGCATTGTTTGCAGCTAAATATTTTGGTTGGGATTTTTTAGATGCAGTGCTGGGAATTGTTGGTGCTATTTTGGTTGCACATTGGTCTTGGGGGCTCATTCGCGAAACAGCTAAAACTTTACTGGATGCAGAAATGGAGCATCCTGTCGTTGAAGAAATTCAAGAGGTCATAGAAGATTTAGACAGCCGAATTGTGATTACGGATATTCATGTATGGAAGGTGGGTAAAGGCAAATTTTCTTGTATTCTGTGCTTAGACGTAGGCAACATGAATATAACTGCGGATCAAGTTCGCAAAGCACTATCCATCCATGAAGAAATTGTACATGTTTCTGCTGAAATTAATCACAGTTGCAGGCTACAAGCGGCAGTATAAACATGGTGTGTTATAAGCAGGTCAATGATCTGCTTATTTTTACTTGCTGAGTTGAATGAATATGCCAAGTAAAGCAGCTAGGCCAATGACACGTAATACGCTTTGATGAAATTTAAAGAGCGCAATGCAGGCAAGGAACGTTATGATAGCTGCTATGTAATCAAATGCCCCATTAAAACCTTTTGGCCATAGTACATGGTATACAAAGAAAATGGCTAAATTTAGTATGACGCCCACCACTGCAGCTGTAATTGCTGCAAGAGGCGCTGTAAATTGAATTTGATTATGTGTCGATTCAATCATTGGTGCGCCACCAAGAATAAATACAAATGAAAATAAGAAAGTGAACCATGTAACAATCATTGCACCTAAAGCACCCGCAATAAATGTATGTTCAGGCCCGAGTAGTTCAAGGTTATATCCACCCATAAATCCAACAAAAGCCACGACCATAATCAGTGGACCGGGTGTACTTTCACCCAATGCTAAACCATCAATCATTTGTGTTGGTTTTAACCAACCATAAAAGTTTACAGCGCCTTGATACATATAGGGTAAAACTGCGTATGCGCCACCAAATGTCATTAGAGCGGCTTTGCTAAAGAACCAAGCCATTTGTGTGAAGTCATGCGACCAGCCATAAATTATTGTCAGTATGCTCATAGGTAGGCACCACAGTACTGCAGCAAAAACTAATAATTGAATCAGTCGAGACACTTTAAAAATGGCATGCTGCGGTGCTGGCGTGTGATCGTCAATAATCGCTTGGCCATAACTTTTTGAGTTTGTGCTTTGGTGATTGTCTGAGAAAAGCTCAGCTTTAAATTTACTGAGTACATAACCGCTGATTGCAGCTAAAAGTACAATCCAAGGAAAGGGAACTTTAAATGCAAATATTAAAATAAACGCAATACATGCAATTGAGTACATATAATTATTTTTAAGTGATTTATGTGCAATACGATAAGTGGCATGAAAAACGACAGCAGTAACAGCTGGTTTAATGCCATAAAATAGGCCTGCAATGATGGGGATATTGCCAAATTGAGCATAGACCCACGACAGACCTATTAAAATAAAAAGTGAAGGTAAAATAAAAAATAAACCAGCAATAACACCACCTTTTGTCTTATGCATTAACCAGCCCATATAGATGGCCAGTTGTTGGGCTTCAGGCCCAGGTAACAGCATGCAATAATTTAATGCATGCATAAAACGTTTTTCTGAAATCCATTTTTTTTGTTCGACAAGTTCTTGATGCATGAGGGAAATTTGACCCGCTGGCCCACCAAAGCTAATAAAACCAAGTTTTAACCAAAATAAGATAGCTTCTTTAAAGCTAATTTCGGGCTTCGTTTCTTTAATCGTGTCCATAAAGTTTCGCTGTTAAAATGGGGTGAAAGGGTCAAACAAATATCTGATTTTAATAATATAATGTGAAATTTTTTAGGCCTGATGACAGGCAATGAATTTCATGAAATATTTAAGTATTTGAAGTGCACAAAAAAAGAACCCTAAAAACGTGAAATGTAAAATGATGATTACTGCCGTGTCAGTAAGCTAGTTCATACTTAGATCTGTCATGTACTGTATTTAATTTAGCGTATGAGTCGTCAAGCCGAGTTGTATCAACGGTATCTTTAATCTTCTTATGAGCATTGAATAAATCCTTATACTTGATAAAATGCCTGTCTTATTTATGTTTTGAACTTTATTTGCGTTTTGCATTAATGGTGCAATTCGAAAATAAAATATAAAAAACAGTGCTTTAATTAAAGGTTGTTTAAATGTTTGATATTTATTTAACATGGTTGTGAATTGTTTCTAAGTATCTATTTTTATTGATCTTTATATTGTTTCTTTCGCATAAAATAGTGTCAAAAATGGCAATTATGGAATTTATGTAAAACAATAACTTACAGTATAGTTTTGCTAAGGTTTTCTCTGTCAAAAAGGCAAATAAAAAGGCTCATGTAGTAGAGCCTTCTGTAGTGATAATCGGTTGTTATTTAAACGGCAATTCAATTCCAACGTCAGCATCATTCCAAATAATCTCATGCCCAGAGGCATACATTTCAGTCATTTTTTCTGTAGCATGGCCAGCTAATACTTGAGCAGATTTTCCTGATTTTTTGTGCAAATGAATCGATAAAGCTCGAATCTCATGAAAGCTTGGTAACTGACGTCCACTAAGATCAGGATAGGCGTTTGAAAGTTGAAGCGCTTTTTGGAATTCGCGTGAAACATAAGGTGCCTCTACCTGTGACCAATGCTCTTTAAGCTGACTTTTATTTTTCGTTTTACCCTTCGGCACACGATGAATAATGAAGGGGCTAAGGACATTATCTTTACATCGATCTAAAACCGCCTGCAATTCTGCATTCACTTTGATTCGAACATAACCTGCACCTTCCAATAGCTCAAATTCATCTTCAGGATCATCAGTAGTTTTTTGCTGTGCGACATGTAAATAACCATCAACAATATCTGTCCATTTCATATTGATGATGTCAACACGTCGTTGAGTTGTGAGCATTGCTAAATCAATAGCATTCTTTAACCATTGAGGGGAAGCATCACGAATCTTAGCCAAACCTTCAAGTGTGTGGCGTTTACGTTGTTTAACACGGAAGCGCTTAATGGTTTGTGCAGCCGGGTTCTCTGTCACCAATCCTTTACTGATTGCCAAATCAAAAATTTGAATCAATAAACTTCGGGTTTCAATGCTTGTTGAAGCGGGTAAGCTTTCAAGTAGCTTATTTGTCATAAATAGGGTAATTGATGACAATGGCTTATCGCTCCATTCACTACAGCGATTTAAGCTATGTGTATACGTCTTAATAGAGTTTGGAGCGAGAGAACGTCCATCTTTTCGACGTTTTTCAGACAAGAACTTTTGTGAAAACTCACCGAATGTTACTTCTCCCATAACCACTGAAACAAGATCGGTCGAAGGGGTTAGTATGTCATTCAATTTACGTGCAGCAGTGATTGCTTTCGCTTTTTCATTACCCATACTGTGCCATTTACCAGTTAACGGATGACGATAGCGCCATCCATTTCCGGTATTTCGGTATAGATTTGCAGGTAAATCTTTATTTCGCTTGGTGCGTGGTCGTGCCATGCGCTTAACTTCCTAAAACCTTATCAACAAGATCATCACCAGTTTGCTTCTGGTAAATATTCCATTTGATGTACCACAATTTACCTTTTTGCTCTGCGGGCAATTGACCAAGACGGCATTGTCGCACAATGGTTTGGCGAGTGGGTGGTGTTGCTCCCTGATCGCCATACACTCTTTTGATAAATTCAGATACTTTGACCAAACAAATATCCATCACGCCACCTTAGCTAAATTGTGTTGACGATGTACTTCTGCAAATTTGTGCATCATTGAATTATCCAAGTCATTCACAAAAGATTTACCTTGTTTTAGCCATTGCAGACTGAATAACTTGAAACGCTCAACCAGGTAATCGTTCATTAAATAACTTGGCTGAATAGCACCGCGTTTCGCAAATATCTCGCCAGTCTTCAAACCTTTACGAACAACAACGCGATCTTTCTTAATTTTGATTTCATGTCCACCACGCACACACCACTCCATGAATGCAGGGCATAGCTCATTAGGTAAACGAGAGATTGTATTTATATGCTCAACCATGGCGATGCCCCCAACTATCCACAAACTGCTTAATACAATCCTCAATCCCAAATAGATTGATATTGCGGTAACTTTTTACCCGACCGTTGTGCTGAATAATCAGCACGCGGGTAATTGATGAGTATTGATAAGCCATTAAGAAGCCTCACTTGCTTGATTCTCAAGCTCAAAGCGACGTTGCTTCACATAGCCCATAAGCTTTGGTTGAATATCTGCATGGCGTGTAGATACATCAATCTCTAATGTATCCAGTGTAGTTAGATCTGGCGCATTTTGAATTTGGACCATCAGGGATGGAGGCATTTTAATTTCAGCTTCTGCTGGCGCAAGTTCTTGCAGGCGCTTATGAATCGCATCTAACAAAGGTTTTCGCTGGATTTCTGTCCAAGATTTTGTGTCGCGAATATGCGCATTTACTTCTGCAGGTGTGCTCGAATTGGCTATACTGCTCAATAATTCTTTTAAGCTTTTTAAATACTCCCGATATGCCGTGATAAGAGCTTTGTCTGAGCTGGTCAGCAATTTATTCACAAGGGCCATGCCGTGAACGCCATTGATATCTCTCTCTGTCTTGCACGTGCTAAACATGTGAATAAAATCATCTTTAATTTTAGAAGATCGCTGTATAAAAGCTTGATCCTGTTCAGCTAGATCTTCTTCTGTGTTGAGTTGATTTGTAGATGTCTTTTCTTCAACATCATTTGATGTTGGATTTTGGACATTTTTATCTTCCCAAGGCAATTCATTGTCAGCTGTAGAAGCTTCGTCTGCTTTGAATGATCCATGACTAATCGTAATGAGGGCTTGTGCATGGATAACAGCATTTTCTTCGTACAAATGAACTTGGCCACGTTGTAACAATGCTAAATCCAAGTCTGAGTTTTTCCATTTGAATGATTTACTCAACTCAGTTGTTAAAAGTGAGGGGGTGAAGCATAGCGTTCCTTTTGCTGGTGCTTCTTTTGTAGCCTCTGGTACTCGTATTGCACCTATCAGCATATAAACAACAGCAACACGAAATTCATATTCTTGATCAATAAAAACAGTTGCAGGGAAATTGCGAATCTCATCAAAATCTAAATCAGATCCAACATGACGACATTCAATTTTTTGACCTGCAGACATTGCTTCAAAGGCTTTAGTTCCATTTAAGATATTCATGCTTGAGTTCCTTCTTTAGCGAGTTGATCAATGTCTTGTTTTACAGCTTGAATTTTTGTTGAATCGATTTGCATTAATGAATCAATGCCCAAGTGCTCACACACTGTTTTCACATCTAAGCCACGTTCAGCAATGAATGCCTGTAGGTCATCGCGTTGAGCATCCGTAATGGCATTAAACTCGGGCGGGCTAATCCACATTTCTTTATGCTTATCAAAGGTACAGTTCAGCTCTTTTGCCTTGAATAGCATGGCTTGGCGCATGTTTTGGTAATACATGTGGCTTTTATCAAGTGACTCGGTTAATTGGTTTAGATCACTTGCATACAAAGCTTCATCACAGCTTTGTTTCCAATTTTCCAAGTCTTCAAGTGCTTTAGCGGAGGCCAATTGCGCAGGGGTTAATGTGTTGATATGTGCCTTGGCTTGAGCAATCAAATCTGCCAAAAAGGTAGGGTTGGCTTTTAAGTCAGGCAACCAAACTTCACCAGTTTCACCGCCCAATGCACCAGAGTTTTTAGCGTGATGAGTAGGTGATGGCTTGAAATTGATGACACGGGCATTTTTGCCTTCGCCAGTAGTAACAGTGGTCAAATAACCCATAATGTCAGCAATGCGGTACAGCTCATTGCGGTTTTTACCACCCAATTCAGGACGGTAAATCACTTGATCGCCGTTTTGATCTTCCGATGCATGGGCAATAAACACCACATCCTTGCCAAAGCTAAGTAGGGTATAGATGTATTGCTTAAACTTCATATTGGCCAAGCCTTGGGCTTTAAGTTTTAAAGCACCATCTTGTTGACGGTTATTTGCAGTTTTCAGCAAGTGAGTTTTAATAGACTCAAGCATCGCGCCAACTGTATCAATAACAACGGTATTGTACGGAGCAAGATCCTGCTCTTTGATATTTTCAATATCAGCCCACTGTTGCACTGGTACTACGGCACCGCGACGTAGCTCACCAGTACGGTGTGCACCACGGTCAAAGTCGAAAGAAATCGCTTTATCCGCTGTAAAGCCCAGTGATGTTTTACCCACACCCGGATCTGCATAGATGTAAGTAATAATCGCGCTGACATTTAAGGCTTGATCTGCAGGAATAATTTGAATAGACATAATTTATTCTCCTTAATCAAGCAGAGCGCTTAATGCATAAAGATTTATGCTTGCGATACTGAGCACCTGCAGTACGGCTTGGGGTATTCAAAGCAACACGTTGCTCAATACGGTCTATGCGACGTCGAGCGTTAAGGCAGTTTTTAAACACGCGCTGAAATTCAGGGTGACTAACTTCATTTTCAGTGACAGCACGTAATACACCATTGTCATTCACCAGTAGGCTACTAAACATAAAGATTGGTGCATAAGGGGAGCTGACATAACTATCTAGACAGCTGGTCGGATCTGTAGATACTCGTGCTGTGTACTGAATGCCATTCACATCAATCACGTAACCACGACGGCTCTTGAAGGCAAAATGCGCTTTGAATTTTAGGTTTTGGCCAAGCACTTCATTTACATTGCGACGGATCCAAGACTTGGCACTAAGCGTGCTTTCATCAACTTGGGTGAGTCGGCCATCTGCAGACAAGATGTAAATGACATTATTTTTTACGCAGTAAACTGTGTTGCCCATGCGGATGCGGTGGAAGCCTGCATCATCAAGGCCTAAATCTTTACGAAAAGGTTTGTTATGAGTATTCATTTAAATAGCCTCCAACATTTTGTTTTGAAGCATGTGAGCAACCAGCATTGCGTTGATGGTCAAGTGGTCATTGAAGTCAGTAAAGTCGCGGATTGGATAGCCAGATGTATCCATGACTTTGTCTACAGATAGATTTGTAATATCGGCATTGGTAAATTCACTACCTGGTACGCCGTATGAGTCGTTGATGCGTTCGAAGTCAAAGCTAACGTCTAGGGTGAAGCCGTCTAAACGGATGACTGCAGTACCAGAGTTAGCAGAGGTGAAGTGCATAGCTGCAACTGCAGTTTGTGCAGGAGTAATTTGTTTTACTGGATGAGCAGTAAGGTCGAAGTTTGGCTGAAGGCTGTATGCTAAAGCGCCAATTGTTACGCTGGCGGTAAGCGCCGTAACAGCAAAGCTATTGAAAGGGGTTAATGTTTTGTTCATACTTATCTCGCAAGTTGCAAAGCACATCGGAGTTAGAAGGACGGTGTGCTTTTTTGTTGTCTGGTGAAATAAATACTACTTTAAGTAGAAATATTGTCAATACATTGTAGAAAATATTCTACTTTTAATTGTTTTTTGTTGTGGTAGGCAAAAGAAAACCCAACAATTGACCCAACTTGCAAGTTCGCAAGAGTATGAAGGTGAATAAGTCTTTTTGTAGTTTTGGCTAGAAGGAATTAGTTTAAAAAATTCCGTTTTCTACGAAAAAAATAAAATTTTGTTTGATAGCGGTGAAATAAAAGACATCTAAAAAAATAAACGATCGTAAAATGCAAAATAAAATGTATGATCCTAAGCTAAAAGTGGAGGGTCTATGACTAAGAATATTATTGATTTATTTGCCGGCGCAGGTGGCCTTAGTTTGGGTGCTTCCCGTGCAGGATTTAATGTGATAGGTGCTGTTGAACTGGATGATCATGCTATTTCTACACATTCGAAAAACTTTCCATACTCTTGTCATATCCAAAAAAATATATCCAAACTAGATGGGAAAGAGATTTTAAAAGAGTTAAAAATTTCTAAAAAAGATTTACAAGGTGTTGTTGGAGGTCCCCCTTGTCAGGGCTTTAGTACAATGGGTAAACGTGACTTAGAAGATCCACGAAATAACTTATTTAATGATTTTTTTCGAATTGTAAAAGAACTAGATCCTGATTTTTTTGTCGCAGAAAATGTCTCTGGTATTTTAAATGAAAAATACTCTGAAATAAGAGAAGCTGCCTTATCACATGTTAAAGAAAAATATTATTTATTGCCTCCTTTAAAAATTAAAGCTTCAGATTTTGGTGCCCCAACAATTAGAACACGGATATTTTTTATTGGGTTTCATCGTAAGAAAGTTAAATATATCTTGAGTGAGCATAATTTTTATAATCAATCAGTTGAAGCTCCAACTGTAGAGGATGCGCTCAAAGGACTAATGCAAAAAATTGAACCTACATGGTTAAAAGAAATTGACTCATGGCAAAAAATTGAAAAAGAGAAATTTAGTGATGATGAGTTTTTTAAAAAAGTAGAAGGACAAATTCCTATTAATGTAGGCGATCCTGAAAGTTTAAAAAGATACTTTGAAGAAAATTTGGTATCAGGGTGTCATGGAACGAGGCATACGCTTGAAGTTGAGAAGCGTTTCAAAGAATTAAAATTTGGTGAACAGGATAAAATATCAAAATCCGTAAAATTGAATCCTGCTGGATATTGTCCAACCTTACGAGCGGGTACAGGTAGTGATAAAGGTAGCTATCAAGCTGTAAGACCAATACATTATTTAGAACCAAGAGTAATTACGCCTAGGGAAGCAGCGAGATTGCAAGGCTTCCCTGATTGGTTTGTTTTTCATGAAACAAAATGGCATAGTTTCCGCCAAATTGGTAATAGTGTTAGCCCAATTGTGGCTGAGAAAATTTTGAAAGTTATCTTTGATGGCTGTTATAACAAGCGGTGAGAAATGGAAGTAATGTGTACCAAAATGAGAGGATAGATCCTTTGTCCCAAATTAAGTCTTCAGAATGCAATGTTATTTGCAAGTTCTGAATACACAAAAAACCTTTTTCATATTTTCTTTCATTACAAAGAGAATGCAATGTAGAAATACGTCTAGAATCTAATCTCAAATGCTGTTTTTCTTCCATCTTATGAAGGCATCTAGAAACTATTTCTGATAGAGACGGTTTTCTGGTTTTTATATCAACATTAAACTTTCTACTGTAATAGTCGCAACTTAACTCGAGGAATGCCCTTATCAACATTATAGTTGCTATTGGTAAAGTTGAAATTCTAATTTTCACAAGTTCAGCTAAAAGACTTTTAAGCTTGATTTCTTCGTTAGGTATAAAAAAAGGGACTTTAGCTGTTTTATTATTAAATAAATATTCATAGTCTACAATATGGCTCGGAGCTGAATAATTAGGATCGTATTGATAAAAATTATCAGATAATTCATCCTCTTTATAAAAGTTATCTTTAGTTTCTTGTGAAACTTGGTGTAAATTTAGGGGATCTTGCTGAATATCAAGCTGTGGATTTAGGGTGGCATGCTCAATAATTGGCTGTGGATTTAGGGTGGCATGCTCAATAATTGGCTGTGGATTTAGGGGAGCTTGCTCAATAATTGGCTGTGGATTTAGGGGAGCTTGCTCAATAATTGGCTGTGGATTTGTCGCTGGTTGTACAGGTTGCTTTCCTCCCATTGGTAAACTGCCAAATAAATCACTTATTGCAGGATTTTCTTCAGTAATGGGCCTAAATCCTCTTTTTAAAACTTTATTTGTATGTTTTCTCCATTCCTCGGAAAAATTTTTCATTGTTTCTAAGGATTTTTTGTATATTTCGTTATTCAAATCTATATCTGTTTTACTAGTATTCCAAGGTAGTTTTCCTGCATTACCAATGAAATATGCCTTTCCAATGAAGCCATTATGCTCATTATGAAATTTCGTATACCAACCAGTATCAGGTGTCCAATCAAACAGCTTTACAGCTCGATCATTGCAATACACAAACCATCCACAATCTTTAGGCGTAGCATTTTTATCGTAGTTATAGCTATCTTCATAAGAGAAAAAGTGATTTGAGCTTTGTCCTAAGGTTATGATTGCTTTAATACCATTATGAGTAAACTCTTTTTTTAATTCTTTGAAACCACTATTATTTCTAATTGAGACTAAATAAGGCTTTACGTCATTTCCGTTAACTCTGATTTTTAAGTTTTTCTTTAAAAATTCACTATAACGAATTGATATTTGATTGGAAAATGAATTAATCCAATTTGTACTGGAAAAATTCTCGTTGATTTCAGAGTTTAAATTCTCGATTTTTATGGACGTGCCTTTAATTCCTTTTAATTTTTCTGGAATTATTGGGAGTGACCAGTTGTCATTGTCTTTTAGAAACTTATTAACGTCTAATCTTATAATTGATCTTTCTTTGTCAGTCTCTGTACTTAGATCAATTTTTTTTCCGAGTTTGAAAAGTGCTCGATTTAATCCTATTCCGTAGAACCCAATACTAGTGGTGTGATGATCACTCTTTGTCCCAAAGCGTAAGGTATCTTTTTCCAATAAACCTTTGTTAATACCTTTACCTTGATCATCAATAGAAAAAAGATTTTTTTGTATTGTTAAATCTATTGTGTAATTATCATAGTCAGACATTATTTCATCAGAATTTCTCGGATAAGCATCGATTGAATTATCAATTAAATCAAAAATACATTCTTCGATACTTACATCTTGCGTAATACCATGAACTAAATATTCTTTGGTAGGTCTAGTATCCGCTAAATTTATTTCTGTCATTATAGGTCCAAACTTAAGTAAAAATATTAAACATCTCTATACAATCCAACAACCTTACCAACCAACTTACAGCCATCTTCCAAAGCTATAGTTTTTTCTGGCCAGTCGGGATTTAAAGGCTGTAAATACATATTTCCGCTTTCAACAATAAGCTTCTTAAAAGTCGCTTCACTATCGCCTTGGCAGGAAACAATAACTAAATCACCAGTTTTTAAATCTGTTATTTGAAAGTCAGGATTTACATAAATTTTGTCGCCAGGGCGGAAGTCTGGGAGCATTGATTCTCCAACTACTTCCAAGCCATAGCCATTCTTTCCACACTTAGGGTTTGGTGGTAACCATTCATCAAACTGTGTACCCGCAGGCACAGAATCTACAGTGGTCCATGCTCCAGCTTGAACCCAAGAGATGACAGGGACAAGGCGACCCGCAACTGGAAAAGGAGTAGTTACATTAGGTTCCAAACCAGTGCCATGATCTAAATAACTAATATCAACATTAAATTTATCAGCAAGAATCTGCATCTTTTCTTCGCGTGGTTTTGCTATACCAAGCGTGTATCTACGAGCCATTTCGTAAGTAACTTCAATAGCGTCTTTCAACTGATTAACAGTTGTAATAGGTGATCCATCCTTATCCATAAGGCTTTTTAGTCTTGAAGCAAATTCAAGATATTTTGCTGTCTGCACTTTGGATTTCTTTCCATTTTCTACCAATGGTAGAAGTTTACCTCGTATTTTTAGTTGCACCAATTCTATTTTAGGTAGTATATTATCTTCTACTTTAAGTAGTTTTATTGAGTGCATTATGTTATCTCCAAAAGATGCTTTAGAAAAAGCGATAAAAATTGCTGGCAATAAATCAGCTTTAGCCCGTGGATTAGGCATTACACCTTGGGCTTTAAGTAAATGGAATTTCGATAAAATTCCTGAAGATCGCTGTTTGCCAATAGAGGAATTAACTAAATCAAAAGTTAAAGCGGAACAGCTACGACCAGATATAAATTGGTCGTTCATTCGTTCTACTAAAAATAGTAATAAGCCAGCCCTCCAATAACCACGTTCAAAAGGAATCGCCATGAACATATTGGATGCTGCCTACAACACTGTTCACGACTATCAAGGTGGAGCGAATGCACTAGCGCCACGAATGGGCATAAAAAGCCCAGCAGTACTCAACAGCAAAGTGAATCCAAATACGGAAACACACCACATTACTTTGCTTGAAGCTTCAAAACTTATGGAGCTGACCGGGGATTACCGCATTTTACAAACGCTGAATGCCCAACACGGAAAAGTGGCTATTAACTTGCCATGTATACCCGAATGCCGAGATACAGCACTCACAGACCTAGTACTCAGTATTGGAATGGGTGGTGGGGATATATGTGCACAGTTCAAAGAAATGATGGCAGACGGTCGAATCACTCGTGGTGAAGCCATAGACATGTCAAAGGTCATTCATCTGCTACACGAGATATTGGCCGAATTAGAAATGCAAATAAACAAATGCGTAGAGCAATAAAAAAGCCTGATCTCGTACATCAGGCTTTTAGTAATTCAAAACTTAGGGGGGATTGAATATGAATTCAAATTTAACACAACAACCTATTGAAAACAATGCGGACTTCATGATCGGTGATGCAGTGGTTTTGGATGAGAGCGGGGCTTTCGAGTCGTTTGACGACCTTTGCTATGTGATTGAGGTTTATGAGCACATGGTTTGTGTGTTGATTCGCTTCGGCACATTAACTCTAAGCAAAAAATTAGTCCGCAATGCATCCGTGGCAGAGGTATTGGCTAAACGTAGGCTGACAACAGCTGAACAAGCGCTTGCGGAGGTCCCATGATCACCAACAAGGCAATTCAAAAACAGCCAGAGCATAAACAAGCGCAATGGACGCAGTCATGGTATGAACCAGCATTACGTTCACTTGCTCGACTGCTAGATGTGCGTAAAGCAAACCTTAGAAAGATTAATCGCGACGAAAAGAATGCCGCGGTGCTCAGAGATGAGCTCATTGAAACACTGGTGAATGAGCACCGAATTTCTGTGTATCAAGCTGCTGAAATTGTAGCGAGTTTACGTAGAGCTAATAGAATTTTAATGCATGGCAGTTTTATTTACGAAATGCCTAAAGGGGATGCTCAATGAGCCACATTCTGTCACTTCGTGGCACAGGGCAACCTATCGCTTACTTCCCCAAGCTGGGTAAATACATCGGCTGCGTGAAGGCTGGAATCTTTCTTGGCCAAATGGTTTTTTGGGCAGATAAAACAGATAACCCACTGGGCGTTTATAAAACTTCTGAGGAAATTGAAGAAGAAACAGGTCTGTCTTATCGTGAGCAAGCGAGTGCCAGAAAAAAGCTGGTTGCCTTGGGTTTAATCTCTGAAACGTACAAACGACTCGACCATCGTTTGTACTTCAAATTTAACGAAGAATGCTTTGATCAGTGGCTTACAGACATGATTTTGGCGAACTCACAAAACGTCATTTCCCCAACTGACGAAAGCGCAGTTCGGGAGCAAACAAAAGCGCAATTCGTTCCTACAGAGATTACTACAGATATATACACACACAAGAACGCGCCCGCGGAAAATCAAAATTCAGAAGCATGGAAACCAAATCTTGAACAACTGGCAACAGCTCTGAAAGCCACGAAGCACTCACAACGAGTTTATGAAATTTTGGGTATGGCGGATTTTGAATTTCATCTGGGGAACTTCAACGCTCACCACGAAAACAATCACCAAATCACGGATAACCAAAAACTGCGCAAATTCGCACAATGGATTTTTCAAGAATTTGAAAAACAATTGGCCAATGCAGAACGCGAAGCAAAAAAATCAAAACCCCGTACTCCTGAAAAACCAAACTCTCGCAATGTGAACGATGCATGGAATTCATTTCCACAACCAACGGGTGCACCAACACACGTACACATACCGGAGGATTTCGAATGAACGCGATGATCTCAATGAGCTTTCCTCAGGTGCAAACATTCTGCCCTGAACACAAAGTTCACATGGTACAAGCTGGCCCAAATCAGATTTGCCCTGAATGCGCTAAAAACAACGTGAATCAAAATAACCGCGAACGCCAGAAGCACGTAGACCAGATGGTACGTGAACTGCATTTCGCTGGCGCAATGATCCCAGCACGTCACAAGGATTCAGGTTTTAGAAATTACCAAGCTACACATGAAGGCCAATCCAAAGCGCTGGCTAGCTGTGTGAATTTTGCTAAATCAATGATCAATGGCCACAAACGCAATCTGATCATGACTGGCAAAACAGGTACGGGAAAAACACACCTCAGCTGTGCTACAGCACGTACTTTGCTGAACAAGGGAATTCAGGTCCGTTACATCACATCTGAAGACATGGCCAATGAGATTGCAAATGCCTGGAAGAAACCCGATGACAGCGAGAGTAGCGCCGTATACCGCTTTACAGATTACGACTTACTCATTTTGGATGAATACGGATTGCATGACCGTCATGAGAACCGCTTACAGCTAGTACACAAGGTTTTGTATTCGCGCTATGACGCGGGTAAGGCAACCATGATTGTTTCGAATTTGACCTTGGCAGAACTGCAGAAGGATTTAGGCGATCGTCTCTGGTCACGCTTTCAGCATGATGGTTTAACGGTGGTTGAGTGCAATTGGGCGGATCAACGTGTGGGAGGTGGGGTGTGAAACTAGATCATCCTCTTATCCGTTATCACGGTGGAAAATTTCGCTTAGCGCATTGGATTATTTCTCAAATGCCGAATCACACTTGCTACACGGAAGTATTCGGCGGCGCAGCTGGTGTTCTGCTGCAGAAGCCACGTGCGTATGCGGAGGTTTATAACGACCTTGATGGCGATATCGTAAATCTATTTGAAGTGCTTCGGAATTCTAGCTCGAGAGAACAGCTCATTGAGCAGTTGGTTTTAACCCCATACAGCCGCACAGATTTTGAAAACGCTTGGGAACCAGTTGAAAACAAAATTGAACGGGCACGCCGCGTATGCATACGTGCACAGATGGGCTTTGGATCTGCTGGAGCCACAAAGGGCATCACAGGGTTTCGAATCGATACAAAGCGCCAATATGGTACAGCTCAATCGCTGTGGTCCACATATCCAGAACACTTGTCAATGATTGGCCAGCGTTTGAGTGGCGTACTTATTGAAAATCGCCCAGCAGTTCAAGTTTTAAAAGATCACGATGCTGAATCGACTTTGCATTATGTAGATCCGCCGTACGTCATGAACACACGTTATGACGGTGCTAAATCTGGTCGTATTTACAGACATGAAATGGATGATACGGCTCATCAGGAATTGCTAGAAACATTACTTGATCTAGAAGGAATGGTCATGCTTTCAGGCTATCCATGCGAGATGTATGACGACACGCTGAAAGGCTGGAAACGGATAGAAACTAAAGCGCGTATTTCGTCTGGCCGTGGCACGGATACAAGAATTGAATGCTTGTGGATGAATCCAGCTGTTGCTCATCCTGATCTGTTTGGCGGTGCAGCATGAGAAATGATTCAAGACACATTTTTGAAAACCGCTTTGACATTTTGCTTTTTGCTGTGCATACACCAGATCAATTCAGAGTTGGTGATATATCCACTTGTGTGCTAGGTGCAACTAAATGGACGATCCGCAGATGCTTGAATGACTTGGTTGAAATTGGATATCTGGAAAGAACAACTAACAATAAATTTAAAGCAACTGGTATGGCTAAAGAATTATTTGGGGTGAAGGCATGAATAAACGACAAGTTACTGAGCGTGATATCCGCTTACCTCAATTCCGTGACGCACAACTTGATGATCTTGAATTTGATGGCACTGGTGAAGTGGCTCGAAAGGATCGATTTCAAACATCCATGTGCAAAATCCAAGGAATGCTTCATGGTGTGAATGGATTATCACCAAGAACCAGTTGGACGTGTGAACAAGTGGTTGAGGCTTTGAGCATCAAATTAAGACTAATTGAGCGCCTGGAGAAGTTGATATGTATAGATCGATTCGCACCTGAAGATGCTGAATTTTACCATTTTGACAACCAATGCTATGTGAAAAAAATTGATCAAGATCATTTAGCAATTGCAAAAGATGAACCATCTAATTCGCATCTGATTAATTTTGAGTTTTGTGAAACTGGTGAAGAATGGGAAGCAAGTTCAGGCTGGCTTGAATACATTGATGCTCTGGTAAGTATTGATGTAATCCGTGAAGAAATTGAAATTATTCTGCGAGGTGAGTCGTGATCTATAAGCACAACAAAACTGGAAATCTATACAGCTACATCGCAACAGCAAATAAGTGTAACAACGAAAAGTTTCCAAAAATGGCTGTTTATCAAAGTCTGAATGATGGGAGTGTTTATGCAAGGCCTTATCGGGATTTTGCGAACGCTTTTACGATGGTGAGCCATGACCAGCATCTCACTCGCTGAATATCACGCTCAATACGCGCCCAAGACTAAACCCAAGTCAGGGCGCAGTAAATTCAACGCACAGCGCATAGAAAAGGATGGGATGAAGTTCGATAGCGTCAAAGAGTACAAGCGCTATATCGAGCTTACAGCGCGAATGCAGAGGGGTGAAATTTCAGAGCTTAAGTGTCAGGTTAAATTTGTACTGGCACCTAAAGTAAAACTGGAAGGAGAGAAAAGGGCAAAACCTGAATTGAGGTATTACGCAGATTTTACATACCTGAGCAATGGGAAGCTGATTGTTGAGGATGTGAAGTCGGCAGTAACGCGGAAATTGGCGAGTTATCGCAATAAGAAACACCTTATGAAAACAGTACACGATATCGATATTAAAGAAGTTTGAGGGACTAGGGATGAATGCAGCAGCGAAAATTGAAGTAATGGATTGGTCAAAGCGTTCAGCCCACCAGTGGCTTGAGCAATATGGGATATGGGTTCGGTCTGCAAAATCGGTTGTTTCAGCAAATCCGCTGGTAATTCTGATTGATAAGAATGACACAACAAGAATTAGAGCAAGCAAGGTCTCAATGCCTTGTGAAATAAGTGATGCTGAAGCAGTACAAGTGAGCCAGCTGCTGGCGAAGATGCATAGTGATAAAAGAGAATATTTGGCTGAACGAGCTTGGTTCTTAATTTTAAAGTTTGAAAATGATTGGTCTGATCAGACGATTGCAAATGCACACGGATGTAGTCGAGCTAAAGTTCGTGCAGAAGTTGAAAAAGGCTTAGCTTATTTAGATGGAAAAATAGAGGCACTAAGTAATTGACTTGGCAGCCATGTTTGTATAAATTTAGTGTATGGTGGCAAGTTGTTATGACTTACACCGATATCAAAGCTCACTAATGGTGGGCTTTTTTGTTGCTATTTATTTGAAATAATTTTAATTTAAATCTACAAAAAATTTTGATAGATAGCGGATTATTTATGAATACCGATAACGAAAAATTAGTTTCAGATCTAAATGATGTTTTTAAACAATTTAGTGTTACTCCACAAGTACAAGAAGAAATCATGAAAGATGTGGGTGTGAATGTAAAAATTGAATCAATTGCGTCAGCTATAGCTAAGTTTCTTTATTCTGCAAAATCGAAAATTGACATTCTAGATTATGAAGTGCGTGAAGAAAACAAGGGTAAGAATACTGGACACGATGATTTAATTTCTTATAAAGATTTAGTAAAAAACGAAATTAAATCTAATTTAAAAGTGCAAGAAAATTTTGACTCCAAGAGCTTCAAAGAAGAATACATTCAGAATGCTTATGATAGGGTTAAAGCGAAACTAAATAATCTAAATAATGAAGAATTGATTCTTGGGGTTGAGTTTATTTTGGATGGCCTAATTGCACAACGTGAATATGATGCATATTCCAAGCAATTTGAAGAGAAAGTTGAGCTCGAAGATGTGTTTGAATCGGAAGCAATTGCAAATATTGAAAACCATTTAGCTCGTTAATAGAAAACCTTTATTAATATCGTAATCTAAGGCAAGGGTGTGGTAATTTGCCACGCCCTTTTTAATGCCCTGAGAAATGTTTTTTGTGTAAGCAATATCAGGGCGCCTATGGCGGTTCCTATTAATTTCTAGTGGTTTTTAAATTAATGCCGCCACCCAGATTCTAAAGAGGGATGAATAGCGTAGCTCAGTTGGTTAGAGCGGCTTCCTAATACGAGATAGCAGTCGTATGGGTGGAGAACAGCTTAGACACCACTCGCGCAGGTTCAAGTCCTGCCGTATTCATCCCGTCTTTAAAATCAAAGGAGATCCACATGCTCCAATTTTTAAAACGGCTATTCTGCTTTCATCACTACGATTATGAGTCTGATATTTTTAATCAGGCTGAATGCCGGAAGTGTGGGAAATGCAAATCAGATAGCTAAAAAGTATATTTACCGTATAGACTTCTCGGTCTATTCCATTTATGTGATTTTTGATGTAAAAATGCCGGTTCAAATTTGCAGAAAGCAAATTTTCTCCTGGTGAAGCAAATGAAAGAAAATTTAGGCGTAGTTATTTTTTATGCGTTATGTATTCTTGGAGTTATCCTTGAATTGGTGGGGTTATTGAATATTGATGTAATGTTTCTGGTGAGTGGGGTTGCATTTTTAATCAGTGCATTTCTCATAAAGTCGGAATTCAAGCTATATGTCACTTTCTGGAAAGAAATCGAATAGCGTTATTTAAGTTTGGTAAGAATAAGAAGCCGCATTAACTAAAGTTAGTGCGGTTTTTTTGTGAAATGTGAGAGTGCGTGAGTGCTCTTTTTTGTTGTCTAAAAAAAGTGAGCTAACAATGAAAACTAAAATTTTAGCAGTTGGTCTAATGTGTGCAATGGCAATGGCGGGTTGTTCTCGTGATGCTCAAGTTGCTTCACGAAATCTATCATATGCAGCTGATAACTTTCAGTTGGATCGACGAATTGTTTTTTATAATGGCGTTACTGGTGATTATGTTCTTACTATTGAAGGCAAGTGTGCTTTTGAAGCTGTGAGCGAACGGAAGGTTGATGTGACCTGTAAGACCAGTGATACGGAATTCAAAAAGCATTCACTAGGTATTTCTGACAATGTTACTTATTTTTCTGAGCAGTTGAATAGTAAGGGTGTTAGTACCTACCAGTACAAAGTTGATTTCAGACCAAGCGTTATCATTCCTGATGTGGATCTGAAGTTACCTAAATAATTCGCCGAACATATTACGGCAAACAAAGCCCCTCGCATTCTAGATGTTGAGGGGTTTTTCTTTTCTTATTGGTGGTACCCATGACAGACAAAGGACAAGAAAATCCACGACTTTATATTTTGTGATTATATTCACATTTTTTATTAAAAAATTGACTTAAGTAAAATTAATGCATTAATATACAACTGTTATTTAATAAAAACAAATAACAACAATCCTTAATCAGCGCAAAAAATTAAGGGGAAGTCTCACAGCAAAGTGGGGCTTTTTTAATTTATGGCAGCTGCTGGGCGTTTTGCGATACAGCCCCTTTAAGCACTGGTGTTTTTTGCCTGTGATGCGTCACTGACACTTTAGCTTCATACTGATGGGGAATAATTATAATTTTAAAATTTGGATTGAGTCGTATGCCACTGCCAACAGTAAAAAACCTAGACGATATTCTGAAAGACCTTGCAAATAAGAATGAAAAACCTGAAAAGATATTGATCGGTTTCAAGGCTTATGGTGAGCTGATGAATGATCGGGATTTTTTCAAAGAAGTTGCGGGGTCAGCAATGGACCCAAATAAGCGAAAGTATAAAAATATTAAAATTAAGGTCACTCAGGACGATTATCAGCTTGAAGTTAAATATTAGGAATGTTTTTTGTTTTCTGTCAATTATTCTCACTATAGGGCTTTAGTTTGTCACATTATGCTAATGTAAATTTGTGTAATGTATGGAAAATAATCAATCGAAACTAGCTGTAGTTTCAGCACCTTATCGGGTGTCCTTAGTTCCTGCCCACACAACCTTTCCCCGTGTGGGCTTTTTTTAAAAAAAGGGGGGGTATGTTTCAGCTTCTAAAATGTCTTTTAGGTTTTCATGACGCGACTGAAATTCATCATTGTAAAGATGGTGATCTTGAAATTTGTCGAAACTGTTTTAAGGTTAAAAAAATTAAATAGCTTTTATAAATTTTGTATTACTTGATGTAGTGTTTCTAATATTTAAGTTGTTTTTTCTTTTTATTAATATTTCTGAAACATTGGATATGTATAGTCGGTGCCAATAAATAAATATTAGCAATATTAAAAAATATCAGCGAACATTGACCTGCTTATTTTGGGAGAGATAAGCAGGTTTTTTTGAAATAAAAATTATTTACGAATTCGATAGATAATTTAATGAGGTCGTAAATTTTTAGTTTTTTAAATTTTATAATGTTAAAGTATGGAGCAGTTTTTAGGTAATTGTTTTCATGTCAGAATCTTATAAATATAAATACACTCAATTTAGCATTTTTGGGTCACTTCCTACGTATAAAGTTTATCTAGCAACAGGGGGTGGAAAAGCTAAATTTATTTTTGCAGACAATACATTTATATATGGAAATATTTCGGATTGGGCTTTAAACCATTCTGGCCTTGATACAAGAAAATCATTATGGTCTGAAGAGCCTAAATTGTTTCTAGAGAATGAAAAAGGCAGATTACAAAAATATAGAGATTTACATCCAGCATTCGTGACAGAGCCAAATAATAGTCATATTTAATTATTTACCCTAGATATCCTTTAAATATTTTTATTTTAAAATAAAGTTTGCTATATGCTGGATTAAAGCGTATAAAGCTAACACATTGATGCGGGATGGAGCAGTCTGGTAGCTCGTCGGGCTCATAACCCGAAGGTCGTTGGTTCAAATCCAGCTCCCGCTACCAATAAAAAATTTAAAGTTTATAACCTAGATTGCTTCATGCTTTCTAGGTTTTTTTATGATTATTTAATTTCATCGTATTAATTTAACTTTAATGCTCTTATACGCTAAAAAATCAGAATATTTTATTATTTAAATATTAAAGTGAGATATAAATAGGTTATAGAGCTAAGATCTGTTATATTGGGTTTGATCGAATCCGTAAGCGGAACGGTAGTGTTTGAGTTGTTAACGGAATTGCGTATTCCCTCCATTCTGATGTTCAAGCATCAAATTCAAACAGTTAACGCATAGCATGAATTCGCATCATGCCGATCAAGGGGAGCCTGCAGCTATTCGTGGGTTTCCCTTAAATTACACTTTCAAGATACTGATTTGTTTTATATCTTTTTAAATTTCACAGCTACTGTAAATATCATAAGTTTAAATACTTTTTTAAGTGAATTATCTCCAACCTTATAATTGGTTTTATCTTTAAATACTTTCTTGTTTACAAAAGCTCATCATATGAGTAATTAAATGAACATTAAAAATGGCTGGACTACAGCCTCAGCGACTAATGGCAATGTCATTAAAGTAAATATTATTCCACTAACTAAAGCCCAAAGTACAAAGAATGGTCATACTTGGGTTGAAGTTGCAAAACAAGTCGAACTGGAGTCAGGGAAAAAAATTGAACTGAACTTAGATGGCAAGTCTTTTTATACTGAATTGAATAAGCTTTATAAATTGTATTCTTAAATATCCAACATTATTCAAATAATTGTAGGGTAAAAATTTTTATTTATTTTTTGTTTAATTAAACTTAGAGTATTACGAATTTCCCTCTATCAAAAAAAAACTTATAAGGAAAAATATATGTCTAATCTAACTACTGGCACTGTTAAGTGGTTCAATGATGCAAAAGGCTTTGGCTTCATTTCAGGTGATAATGGTAATGAGGTTTTTGCTCATTATTCTCAAATT